CCGGACACGGCCCCGGAGCAGCGTGCGCTCCGGGGCCGTCGCCATGGGTGGCTACCGCTGTCGTCGGTACTCCTCGGCCAGCCGGCGCAGAATGTCGATCGCCTGCTCGCCCTCGGCGGCGGCTTTCCAGAGCCGGTCCGTCATCCGGTGGTAAATGGCCACCTGCTCCGGGTCGTCGATCTCCAACTCGCTGGTGACCGTCTCGACCGCTACCCGGTCGTCGACGATCCAGTAGCCATGCGGCACGACGTGGGGCAGCGCGCGGAACAACGGCAGGATGCCGAACCGGACGTGCGGCATGCCGACCAAAGAGATCAGCCGATCGATTTGGACGATCATTTCGTCGGGCGGGGCGATCGGGTGGGACAGTGCGGCCTCGGCGACGAGGATCTCGATGGTTTTGCTGCCCTGATAGAGAATCTGCTGCCTCGCCATGCGGGCCGCCACTGCTTGATCGGCATCTTGCGGGACGGCGAGCAGGTCGGCCGCCCGGATGAAGATCCGGCGCGCGTAAGGCGGCGTCTGGGCCAGACCAGGCACCGCGGCAATGTCCACCGCCCGAATGACCTTGGCGTTCTGCTGGCGCTGGTCGAGCTCGAGCTGCTTTTGCCGGTGCCCTGACCGGAGCTGCCGCCGCCACTCCACCTGCTGCAGGCGCAGCTGCTCGAGCTCGGCGAGCAGATCCTGTGCGGCCTCCGGTGCGTCGAGCGCGTCGCACCAAGCGATCACATCGGAGTGGTCGGGCGTTTGCTTTCCGGTCTCGATCTTGGAGACTCGCGATTGCGGCCAGGCCAGGCGCTTGGCCATCTCGCGGCCAGACAGGACGCGATGCTCCTCGCGCAATGCTCGTAGCCGGTTGCCGAAGGCTTCGCGCCTGGCTTGGAAGTCGGTCACGGTCTCCTCAACGGTGTGCGGCGTACTCCTGGAACGGGTGGGAATGATCCCATGCCAGCTGCCGCCACCGCCGATACGGCTCGACGGACTCGCCGGTCAGGACCTCGACCCGCTCCAGCCCATCAGCCCCGAAGTGCATCCGTGCCACGGTCTCGTCATCGAACAGCCAGAAGTCCTGATCGGGTAGCCCAAGCTGTTCGGCCTCGGCCGGCCAGATGACGCGGATGTCCTCGCCGGCGGGGATGTTGCCGCGCTCGGCGAGGTCCATCTCGAACCGGAGGTAGTCGGTCAGCGGGACGGTCATCTGCCGTACCCGCTGCCACGACCGCCCCGACCGCGTCGAGTCCGAGACGAGGCGTAGGAAGTCCTCGCGCCACGCATCGTCCGGCGGCTCGCCAGCCAGGAACCGGCGAAGCGGCTCGCGCTCGTCGGGCTCGCGGTAGACGCCCTGGCATTCCCACCGCCACGCCGAGCGCTCGAACTCCCGGAACAGCCGCTGGAACTCAGGCAGGCCGGTAGCGGCCATCAGCTCGACTCCGGGAAGAACTTGACCAGGTCCTTCGGGATCTCCACGACAGTCTCGTGGTCGGGGATGCCGTTCCCGTGCCGGCGCAGTTCGGCCAGCGCTTCCTCATCGGTGACGATCGAGCCCTGGACAAGGTAGGTGTCTCGGTCGGTCGCGTAGACAGTTGGGCAGCCCGTGTTGCCGGACGTGCTGCCCACGAACCTCACGCGCATGTAGTCCTCCTATTGAGTGCGAATTTCTCATGCGAGGCGATCTTGTCGCAACCAACCGCCGCCCTCTTGCGCCACTAGAGTGAATCAGTCATGCATATTCACTAGTGATTCTTGTCTGATTCACGTAGGCGCGCCATGCTCTTGGTCGTGAGCCCGATCGCTACGCATGGGAGGCCAGCTGTGAACACCGCGGTGGACGTCCAGCGAGGACACGAGGTGCTGAGCCACCTTGCGACGGTGAACACCGGGATGGGGCGCGCGGTTCAGCGGATGCTTGCCTACGAGGTCGAGCACGGCCACCTGCCCGCCGACCAGCTGCGCACGCTGGGCGTCCTGCTGTACGAGGTCGCCGCCGAGCTGCACGACTACGCCGAGCAGCTCGACCGACCGGTGGTCCAAGCCTGAAACCTTGTCCCGCGCTCCCCGCCCTTGCCTCCGCGGGTCGAGCGCGGGGCCTCCCGCCCCGCCCCGTGCCGAGGATCGACCTGCACTTGCGCCGGGCGGTGGTCCTCGGCGGCATGGAGCCCGAGGGCCGGGTGTGGACCCCGATCACACCCAACCCGGCCGGCGCGTGAGCGGCACGGCGCGCCGTGCCGGGTTCTCGCCGAAGATCGGAAGGAATGTTATGACCACTGTGGAACGGCCACCCGCCACCACGTTCCTGTCCCTGGAGATCACCGGGAAATGCCAGCTCGAATGCGTGCACTGCTGTACCGACAGCGGCCCGAGCGGCACCCACGGCACCATGACCACCGAGGACTGGAAGACCGTGATCGACCAGGCCGCCGATCTGGGGGTCCGCACCGTCCAGTTCATCGGGGGCGAACCCACGCTGTACCCCGGCTTGGCTGAACTGATCGACCACGCCGTCGCCCGTGCCTTGGGTGTGGAGGTCTTCTCGAACCTCGTGCATGTGTCCGACCGCATGTGGGCGGCATTCCAGCAGCCGGGGGTCACGCTCGCCACGTCGTACTACAGCGACGACCCCGAGCAGCACGCGGCGATCACTCGGCGGCCTACCCACGCTCGAACCCGCGAGAACATCGAGACAGCCGTCAGTCTGGGCATCCCTATTCGCGCTGGCGTGGTGGACGTCAACGACGGACAGCGGGTCGAGCAGGCCGGCGCTCAATTGGTCAGCCTGGGTATCCACCATCTCGGTTACGACAGGGTCCGGGCGATCGGCCGTGCAGCCGCAGACGGCCAGGGACAGGCGGATCAGCTGTGCGGCCAGTGTGGCGACGGAAAAGCGTTGATCAAGCCGGACGGGACCGTCACGCCGTGCACCATGGCGCGTTGGGTACCGGTGGGAAACGTCCAGACCAACCCGCTCGGCGAGGTGCTCGCCGCGATGCCGGCCGTCCGTCAAAGCCTCGTCGAGCAAGGGATGCCGTCTGGTGCCTGTTCGCCGACCGCCGGTACCCACTGCGGTCCGCAGGAAGACGCCTGTTCACCGCAGATCCGGGCGGCGAACGACTGCCCTCCGCAAGGACAGAACTGCTGGCCACACAACCGGGCGACGTATGACTGTCCCCCGCAAGGGCAGGACTGCTGGCCGCACAACAGGTGACCTGTCAAGATGACGCATATGGACCTGTCCAATCTCGGACAATCGGAGCAGGCGCAGCAGGAGGAGCAGCCTCCTGCCATCGAAGGCTATGTCCTGATTGACGACCTGCCACCCGGCACTTCCGGTGAACAGCTCATGCGTGACCGGATGCGGGCGGCCAACCCGGGCTGGGACTCGATCTCCGTCATGCTCGTGGTCGACGAGCGCGATGGTAACCCGATCCGTTTCATGAACGCCGGCGTCGCTCTCGTCGGGAACTACGGGATGCTCCAGTGGTCGGACATGCCGGCACGACAGCGCTTCGTGCCGAGCAAGACGCACAACACAGACCGGGAAGGGCGGATTTTCTTCCGGCACGCGACGGGCGTGATGGTGCCGCTGTACGCCACCCTGAAGGCGCCGATCAGCCTCGTGTACGAGGCGATCGACGAACTGCTCGTGACCAAGAAACGCCCGTCCTGTGTGGACTGGGAACTGATGAGGGAGTGATCGAGAGGTCGTCTGGTTCTCCCTGAGCACGACGAAAGCGGCCCCCGCACCGGGCGAACCGGGCGGGGGCCGTGTGCTGTGCAGCGTCGGTCAGGAGCCGGGCGGCGCGCTGTAGCTCGGCTGCACCGCCGAGCCGAGTAGCACACGCACGAGCCACCCGGGTAGCCGCGGCTCGACGACCCGCACCGCGATGTAGACGGCGGCGAGCGCGGCCAGCTCGGTCACCGTGCCGCCGAGTCCGGACAGCCAGCCCGTGACCGCGGCAGGTAGGCCGAGGCCGACGAGCCACGCGACCAGCGCGGCCCACGTGCCCGGCACGACGGTCCGGACGATCGAGGTGATCTTGTCGTTCACGGGCGGATGTCCTTTCACCGCGGGGCGACGGTGACGGTGAAGTCGTCGTCGGCCCAGTAGACGAGGTCGACCTTCCCCGTGCCCTTCGGCACGATGAAGCTGTAGGAGCCCTGCACGGGCACCACCACCGGGTGCGCCGGGTCCGTAACCGGGTTGCCGCCGGTGCCCTTGGTCCAGGCCCAGTGGTACGAGGCGTACAGGACGACGGGCATGTCACCGGGCGCGATGATCACGTCATGCTCGCGCAGCATGGACACGGCAAGCTGGAAGTTCACGGCCTTGCCGATACCACCGGCGGCGCCGCCCTTGGGCACTCTGGTCATGGTGTAGTCCTCCTCGGAGATCGAGCCGGATGAGATGGTGGGCGAGCTGGGCGCGATCGGCGCCGGGTCGACGCCGGGCCAGAAGTCAGCGACGGCGGAGACGTCGGTGTTGTCCTTGGTATCGAGCAGGTACTGAGCGGCGATCGCGCCGGCCGGGATCTCCTCTTTCCCGCTGGCTGTGGCGATCCAGTACAGCGGCTGCGGCTCGCCCTGCCGGTCGAATTCGGCGCGAACGAGCGGCCAGGTCGAACGGTTGCAGTAGATCGTCGGGGTGAGGAGTCCGGAGCGCCGCCGCATCCGCGCCCAGCCGGGCGCCTCGTCGGGGCGGGCGAGGCGATCCTCGACATCGAGCACGTGGCCGTCGTTGGTGCTCGCCTTCTTGGCCACCCGGACCTTCACCGCGTGTGGAAACCTGCCCCACTCCGCCGGTGTCCATTTTGGAATGGAGTACTCGTCGACGTACCCGGCGACGATCGCGGCGCCGGCCGGGATGTTCTTCGCTCGTACCGAGTCGTACATCGTGCGCATGTGTCCTCACGCTCCCGTCATCTTGCTGACGATGGCGCCCGCGGCCGCGCCGAGCACGGTGCCGCCACCCATGGCCATCCACACCCGGAACTCCAGTGCGCGGATTCGGTTCTCGTGATCGCGGATTTTCTCCTGGACGTTGCTGAATCGCTCGTTGAGCTTGTCCACCTTGGAGTCCAAGGTGGACAGCTTGTCGTACACCTCTTTCGCGGTGATCACCACGTCGCCAGGCTGCGTCATTGCTACTTCCTCCCCAGGGCGGCGCGTAGCGCGGCGATGCGATCGGGCGCCGACGTCGCTGGCGCGGCCTGCTCGGCGATGCGGGCCCGCTGGTGTTCGACGAGCTGTCGTTTGAGGTCGATCGCTTCGGCGTCCATGGGGCTGTCTTCCGCGATCTGGCGGCAGGGGTTACCAACAGCGCGAGTGCCGATCCGGTTGCGCCACTTCGTGGCCGCGCAGCGAGAGATGTGATCGGCCCGCGCGGTGTCGATGTCCGGCGCGGTGTGCAGTTGCGAGCCGGTCGACCAGTCCTCCGGGGTGAGGTGCGGCTCGGCGAGCACGATGTCGAGCAGCGTCGCCCGGTCGGTCGGGTCGATGCCGTACTCTGCCGCGCGCCATTCGAGCGTTTCAGCGGGGAACATGTAGCGGCGTCGGATGGTGCCGTCGTCGGTGATCTGCGTTCCTTCGGCGACCCAGAAATCGCCGCCGTCGGCGCGCTGCACGCGTTCGACATGATCGTATTCCATTTTCAATGTGTGCTCCTAGAGAGACCGGTAAGCCCACCAATGGACACGGTTTCCGGCGCCGCCGTCGATTCCGACGCTGAAACCGGTCAGGCTCGACCCAACAACACACCAGCGGCGGTTCGCGTCGGGCGCGTAGACGTTGATGATCGGGTGCATTCGGCCCGTCATCGTGGCGCCATACCCGTAGTCCGCGGTGACAGGGCCGGAGAAATTACTGTCGTCGAAGCCGATGACGACGGACGATTTGCCGCTGAGCGGGGTGGCGACCCACCAGCCTTGCAGCTGTATCCCCTCGTCGCCGCCGAACGCGATAAACGCATCGGATGTCGGCGTGCGGTGGCCGAAAAACCCGGTATTTCCCTGGAATTGGATATATCCGCCGTTCGCAGTTCGGTCGGCGTCCGTTTCCCGCTGGAGAAGGAAGTTTCCGCCGAACATCACGGCCGTAGTGTGGTTGCTGGTCGCGTCGTCGTAGATGTCGATGCGCGGTAACGACGTGGGCTCGGGGTTGATCGCGACCCGCTGACCGCTGGTTCCTCCGGAGACCGAACCGAAGATGATGTTTCCGTTCGCGTCGCGGATCCGCACGACCTGGCGGCCGCTGTCGTCCGGGCCGACGTAGAGCAACTCGTTGCCGGCCGCGCCGAGCATCTTGAGGAACGCGTTGTTCAGCAGCGTGAGCCCGCCGGCTGCGATGGTGGCGGACGCCAGTCCGAGGGACTTCCAGATCTTCGATACCTGCTGTTCGACGGCCTTGATGCGATCGAGCAGGTTAGACGGCTGGTTAACCTGGCCCATCAGGCGACTCCGTCCAATAGGGGCGCCATGGTGAGGATGACGCGCTCGGCGTTGGTGCCAGGGTTGAACTCCATGTCGATCACCCTGACGGGGCCTTCAAACCCTGCTCGGTGGAAAGGATCCGGCGGGATGACGAGCCATCCGTCGTCGCCGCGGTCGATGTCCGCCGCGGTGGGTGGGATATCGCCGCGCACGACGAGCTGAGGGAGCGCGACGGGCATCCGGGCGGCCTGCTGGTCGGATGCCGCGTGCCCGGCGAGGGTGCCGGCGTCTTCGGCGCTCGAATACTGCCGTTCCAGCTCCAGCAAGGGAAAACCCATCGAGTACTTCGAGGTGTCCTCAGCGACCGCGATCGGCAGGCCCAGCTCGATGCCCTGGCCGGTGGCGTAGGCGCGCGTGGCCATCCTTGTGCCGTCGCTCGGCCACTTGTAGGCGGTGACGTTGCCGCCCATCTCCCACACCCAGCTCGAGCCCTGCTGCCCGAGCCGGGGCGTACCGATCCGGATGACCCGGCGAGGCGCGGGCGAGCCGGGAAGTACGTCGAACACCATGTCGGGGCCGTCGATGACGTTGCACAAGTTGCGCAGCGCGTCGCCGAGGTCGGTGAGGTCGTACCCGCTGTAGCTGCGGTCGCGCAGGATCCCGGAGACGTCGGTGTCGGCCGGGGTGACGAGGATGTTCCCGCCGGCGTGGGCCTGGGCGGTGGCGACGAGCTGGCGCGCGATGGTGTTCTGGTCGGTGCTGCGGTAGGACTCGGTGAGTGCGGCGACCTGAGTGAGGGTGCCGCCATAGGTGAAGGTGGGCAACACCTTGCGGTGGTCGAAGTAGGACCACCACTCGCCGGCACCGATCTGGACGACCTGGTTCGTGCTGTCGTAGCTGCGAGTCCAGATGATCCCGCCCCACATCGGACGGTCGTCGCGAAACGCGTAGATCACGCGGCGGGCCGGCATCGTCAGGTCGTACGGGTCCAAGTGCGACGTCTTCGGGCCCAACTTCCAGTTTGCAGCGAATTTGCCGCTGTCGTTGAGTGGCTTGTTGAACTTCACGCCGGTGAGCGAGATTTCTTCGAGGATGGTGTTCGTCGCGAGGTCGGCGATCAGGTAGGTGTAGACCGGTGGCGCCATGCCGCCCCCTTTACGGCTTTTCCCAGACGACCCACATGCGGCATTTGCCCTCGATCGTGTCGCCCCGCAGGTTGAGGTTTCCGAGGCTGTTCTGCCACGTCGAGACGCGCAGGATGTCACCGTTGGTGAGTCGCTCGCCGAACGTTCCGCCCAGCTTGGTGATATCGCCGTTGGTGTTGAACCGCGACGAGTCGTAGCACAGCGCTGACGCGTTCGTCGGGATCCCGGTGTTGTTGCGCGTCATGGTCGCTACACGCTTGCCGCCGGTGTTCGAGCCCTGGTCGTAGTGCAGTTCGAAACCGCCGGTGTAGTAGCCGTCGCGGCGAATGGTGAGGCGGGTCGGGTTGGCCCCGTCGTCCCACATCTTGTTTCCGGAGTTCGGGTCGGTCCAGTTCTCGCTAAACGTGGTCCATCGAACGTCGGTGTCCGCGGAGGGGCCGACTGTGAATGTGCCCGTCATGACCAGTGTGCAGGCGGGTTTCCGGCTGTCCAGGGGCGCCCACGCCGATCCGGTCCACTCGACGAGTTGCCCGTCGCTGGTTCGCCGCACGATCTGCTGCGTGTACGGGTTGGTGACGTCAGCCAGGTTGCTGACCAGCGGTATGCCGAGCAGGCGCCAAGCGCTGCCAACGTATCCCTCTTCCCAGCCTTTGTCCGCGCGGTAGCAGCGCATGCCCTCCCACGGCGCGAGCGCGTCGCGCTCGGCCTGGGTCCGGACCGGCACCTGCCCGCCTGTGGCCACCGCGTAAGGCAGATCGAAGTTGGTGATGTTGGCGTTGGTGATCGTGATTGCGTTGGCCGGGACGACCACGCGCGCCTTGACGACGTAGTCGTTGCCCCAGCCACCGGCGGATGGATCCGGGTCGACTGGGCTTGCGGCGGGGGTGCCGATGACGTGCCGCACGACCATGTCGCTGTTCGGGTCGCCGAAGTAGCTATCGCGCTGGTGGAAGACGATGAGGTCGTTGCGCGGGTTCGAGGGGTCCGCGGCCTGATCGCCGAGAATGTTGACGTCCTTGATCGAGTCGAGCGTCAGCGTGTACACACCGCCGCCGCGCTGGCTCTGCAGCACGTACCGGAAGGGCGAGACGTGCGCAAACCCGTTCGGGGTCGGCGATGTGGCGGTGACCGTGCCGGGCGCGGCCGCGGACGCGGCGTTCGGCACCATGCCTGAGCGGGAGGTGATGTTCCCGTTCGGGGTCCACAATGCGCTTTGCGCGAGGCGGTGATCCTCGACATTGACCTGCCCGACGCCATCAACCTGGTTGACGAAGCCGGAATGTCGCTCAGCCACAACAATCCCCTCTCACTGCGAGGTGTGGTAGTAGAGGCACTGCAAGGTGCCTTGATGGTCGGTGGAGTCGAACCGGACCCGTGTCACGCCGACGGGCAGCGTGAACCAGCCGCGGGTGACCATGACGTTCGAGCGGGATACCCCGGAGTCGAGCAGCACGGCGCGGTCCTCGGTGGACAACTTGAGGCTCTGCCCGGCTGGCAGGACATAGGTCGGGTCGAACGCCAGTTGTGCTCCCGTGTCGGCGTTGGTGATCACGGGTCCGGTGCAGGGCCCGGTGATGCGCCACACGGGCTGCGCTGGCGCGTTGCCGGTGTTGGTGAGCACGAGCTCGCCGCCTGCCTGTGCCGAGCCGAACACGAGTGGGAACACCAGCGGGAAGACGAGCCCTCCGCCGCCCGGTGCCGGCGGGGTCGTCGACGGTGTCTGCTGGGGTAGGTGCAGGATCCGGGGGTTGGTGGCGCGCCATTGGATCGCGCCAACGCTGTAACCGCTGGCGTTGTTCGGCGGTACCGGGATCGAGCGGCGCACCACGCGGGCATGGACCATCGACTTGAGCCCGGCCAGCTGGATCACGAGAGGTTCCTCGACCGGGTTCTCCGTCGGCGCGGTGGCCGCGCGTAGGGTCCGCTGTGCTGCAGCGAAGTCCTCGGCGTCGCCGGAGATCACGAATGTGTAGGTGATCGTGCGCCGTTCGACGAGTAGCTGCCCGGGCTGGTAGCCGTGGACGTTGTCGTAGGCGACGTCGCCGTCGCGGACGTCGGGCAGGTCCAGCCAGCCCTCAAGATCCCGCCACCGGTACGGCGTGGTGGCGCCGAGCAGCGTGCCGCGCCACTCGAGTTGCCCGTCGCGGGTGATCGATTCGCCGGCCATCAGCCCCCCGTCCTGGAAAGCCAGTCGAGCTCGTCGGCGATTTCCCACGGCGAGGCGTTGGCCGGCGGGTGAAAGTGCTCGACGTGCACCGACGCGCGCTGCGCCTGGACCGGAACGGGCACGGTCTCGCCGACCGGCAGACCCTCGTGCTTCGCGGCCGCGGTGATGAGATTGGCCGTGCGTCGCGAGCCGTTCAGCGGCGCGAACAACTCGTCGTATTGCGGGTTGTCGCCGATGACGCGCTGGGTGCCCGGCGGCACCACGGTGGCCACGGCGCCGGACATCGGGGTGAGCCCGCCGGCCGCGTACGCGGCGATGCCACCGGCGGCGAACGGCATCAGCAAGTTGCCGTTGGCGTTGGCGATGTTGTTGCCGACGCGCACGGACCCGTCTGCGCGCACAATGAGCTTGATGACCTTTCCGTTGTTGTCGTTGATCAGCTTGGTGATATTGCCCTGCGCGGGTCCGGTGTCCGACTCGACGCGCACCGTGCCGTTGGGCAGGGTGGTGACGCGGTAGCCCAGCTCGGTGAGCTTGGCTATGGCCTCGGCCGTGAGTGCCGATGTGATGGTGGTGTGGCTGTCGGGGACGGCCAGGATTTTGCCGCGCAGGATGTCGGCGGCCTGCTGGGCGTTCGGCATGCCGGGCTGGGTGACGTAGGTGAGCACCTCGGCGGGGATGAGGCCGTATTTGTTCGCCAGCTGCTCCGCCTGTTGCCTGGTCAACCCCATCTGGGTGGCGACGTCGATGAACCGCTGCCGTTGGGTGGTCAGCTCGGCCGAGACCTGCTTCGAGGCGTCCTCGTAGGACTTTCCTGACTTGACGAGGTCGTCGATGCTCGCGCCGGCGTTGGCGAAGCCTTGCTCGAGCGAGGTCATCGCCTGGTAGAGCTTGCCGCCGTTCGCGGTCGCCGTGTTGACCGTGCCGTCCGCGTTGAGCAGCGCCGCGCCCCATCCATCCGCGCGGTTCGCGCCCTTGCCGAACTGCTCGCCGAGCTGCCGGATCTGCTCGTTGATGCTGGCGATCGCGTCCTCGTGCGAGGGCGCGCGACCGTTGAGGATGTCGAGGACCTGCTGCAGCAGCTTGCCTTTGGTGGCGGCGTCGTTTTCGGCGTCGCCGAGGCCCTTCATATCCTTGGCGAGGTCGCTCGAAGCTTGTTGCGCCAGTTTCTGTGCGTAGGTGAGGTTCCCGGTGGCCGTGCCGGCTTCGCCGCTGGCCTCGGCCCAATCCAGGTTGTTCTGAATGGCTTGCTGGAACGTTCCGCCCTCGGCATCGAGGATGTCCAACAGCTGTTGGTTCTTCTTGCCAACCTCGTCAACGACCCCGACGTTGTTCGTCTGGATCTCGCCGTAGTAGGTCGCGGCACCGCTGACATCGGTGTGCGCCTGAATGTTCGCCTCAAGCATGGCCCGCAACTGGTCACCGGCCTGCTTATTACCCAGGTATGCCTGCGTCAGCAGCTGCATGCCCTGCGGGCCGGCCAAATTGCGTACGTCGGCGAGCAAATTGCGCTTGCCGTCGCCCGCGTCGAAATCCTGCAAGGTGCTGGCCGCGGTCTTGCGGACGTTCTCGTCAATCGCGCCGCCGGACTCGCGCAGCGCCGAGGCAAGATCCCGCACGCGGTCGGCATGCGCCGCGGTGCGTGCAGCATCGTCCTGTTGCGCCTTCCCGAGCAGCCCCAGCCCGAGAGTCAGCGCACCCACGCCGAGCGTAAGCGGGTTCATGGCGCCCTGCAGCAGGCCGAGGAATCCAGTCTTCAGCTGGTTACCGAGCCCCTTGGCGTTCTTGACCCGCTCACCGAGCCCGTCGAACGCGGCGCCGGCGTCCACCCCAAACGCTTTGAGGAGCTTGGTGGTCGCGAGTAGTTCACCGCCAAAACTTGCCACACCATCGGGCAGGAGGCCCAGCAGGCTGATCAGCCCCTGCAGTACGGACAGCCCCCCGTCGATCCCGGTGATGAACCCACCGATCACGCTGTAGGCGGCGCTGCCGGAACTGGTGAGCTGTAGCAGGATCTGCTCGACCGTCGAAAGCCCAGCGCCGAACCCCGACAGCGCCGACGTGCCGTTGTTGGCCAGATTCGCGAGCAACTGGCCGAGGAAGCCGAGCAGCTGCTGCGTGATCCGTCCGAACTCGACCATGTCGCGCTGCGCGCCGGTGGATCCGGTTGAGAGGTTGACAAAGAAGTCGGTGGCGCCGCGGCCGGTGTAGGCCATGAACTGCGCCAGGCCGCGCAGGGCGTCGGTGTCGCGGTTCGTGGCCACCACCAGCCCCGGCATAGCCTCGCGCGCGAGCCCGAGCACGCCATCGGTGAGGATGCTGACATCCTGGGCTGAGTTGCGCATCGCCGCGGAGATCTGCGGCTGCAGGTGATCGAATTCCTCGCCCAGTCGGTGAGCCGCGTCGACGAACTCACCGGCGAGTGGCGCGGCCATCTGCTTCACGGAGTCGCCGACGTGCTCGGACAGCTGCGAGAACGAGTCCCGTACCTGCAGGTTCGACGAGACCGCCACCGCCGTCAGCGCGATGAAGCCACCGCTGACCAGCGCGAGACTGCCCGCGGCGGCGACGGCGGCGACCGCGGCCGCGGCGGGGAGCCCGGCGAACAGGGCGGCGAATTGGATCGCGGAGAAGTTCCGTTCGACCTTCTTCGCGGCGTCCTTTGTGGACTTGTCGGTCTTCTTGCCTGCCTTGTCGGCCTCGTCGGCGATGTCGTCGAGATCGCGTTTCGCCGAGGTCTTGGACCGGTCCCACTCGGACTTGTCCATCTTGAGGTAGGCGACCAACTCACCGATGTTCAGCGCCACGGTCTACCTCCTCACGGTTGGTAAGTGCGAAGAATCGGGTGGTGCGGGTGTCGCGCATGAGTAGCCCCTGGATCCGGACACGCAGCCAGCGCCACGAGCGCGCGCGGAGCAGGCCGGGCTCGTCGAGGTCGATGCCGTACACGTCGTGCAGGTCGGCCTCGACGAGTCGCCATTGCTCCAGCAGTTCCCGCCACGTCGGGCCTACGTGCCCGTCGGCTTGCGCGCGGGCTTCCGGGGTGAGGTCGTACCACCGGTGGAGGCCGCTCGCTTCGTCGTAGCCGCCCCGGCCCGTGACGCCGCTCGACGCTGCGCCCGGTTCGGGGCCATCGCTTCCCCCGTGAGCACTCCCGACTCCAACGCCCGGTCAGCGGCCTCAGGGCCGAGGGAGAAGAACAGGAACGCGTAGCGGTTGACGCGCTGGATCTTCGTCCACTTCACGCCGTCGGCGACCAGCTCGTCGAGCGTGTCGCCGAGCACCATGCGCATGAAGTCGCCTTCTTGCTCGTCGTTGAGCTTGAGCCGTGCGAACTCCTCGGCGGTGATTGGCTGGCCGGATACCGCTTTCTCACCCAACTGTGCTAGCCCGGCGAGGAACAGCCCCGTCTCGGCGTCGGGCGAGGCGATCCGGTACACCTTGCCGTCGACGGGGATTTCCAGGGCGTCATCGTCCAGAAAGGACCCGAGATCGCGGAGCATCAGCTATAGGTGTACTTCGTCGCGGCCGACGCGGCAGAGGTGCCCGCGGCGGAGGTGATCGTGACGTCGACCTGCCCGGCCGCGTGCGCCGGGACGACGACCGCGATGATGCCGTCGGACACGACGTCGTAGGCGGTCGCGCTGGTGCCACCGACCTTGACCCCGGTCGCGCCCGTGACACCGGTGAAGCCGGACCCAGTGACGCGCACCAGGGTTCCGCCCTCCGCCGGACCGCCGGCCGGGCTCAAGCCGGAGACGATCGGCGCGGCGCTGCCGGTGTCGGGGTGCTCGATCGACAGGAGCTTGCCCTGCCCGGTCAGCGTGACGCTCACGATGTTCAGGTCGTCGACCTTGCCGCCATCCGGCGACCAGCCGACCGTGGCCCAGCCCTCGTAGGCCTCGACGCGGGGCCCACCTTCGGTCATCTCGTACCAGCGCAGATGCACGCGCGCAGAGTTGCCGATCTTGCCGGTCGAGTGGGTGCGAAGGAACTCCTGTCCCGGGTCGTAGCTGGTGACGTCACTAGCCGTCGACTTGCGACCCACCTTGAATTCCGCTGACCACTTTTCAAAGGTCTTGGTCGACGAGCCCCAGCCCTCGGAGTCGAAGTCCGAGTCGTCCTGGAGGGTCGGGTCGAACTTGGGTTGAAAATTGTTCAGCCCCATGACCGCGATCCAGTTCGGGGCGGCCTGGTTGCTGGCGATGTCGACGTCGAGGTAGTACATGCCCGCCGTCGTGCTGGCGCCGAGCGGGGTGCGTGTGGGGACAGCCATTGGTGTGCTCCTCAGGTGCGATTGGCTGACGGACGGTGGAGCGAGAAGTAGTAGTTGTCGCTGCGCTCCCAGCGGTTGTTGTCGTCGCGGCCGAGCACCGCGCCGGAGTTGCGCACGACGTACACGACGCGGATCCCGTTGACAGTGAAGTCGCGGGCTCCGTGGAAGAGGTCGAACAGCCCGTCGGCGATGGCCTTCACACTGCCCGCGTCGTACGGCAGGCCGCGGCTGCGCATCTGCACGCCAAGCACCGAATCCGACAGCGACGGGTCATCGGTAACGGGGTAGTCGGTGAGCACGATCGCCCGGTCCGGCTCGGGCGGCATCGCGTCGAAAAACAGCCCGATCTCGGTCGGCAGGTAGGCGCTGCCGTCGGAGCGGTAGAGGGCGATGCCCTGGTCGGCGATGCGCTGCGCCAGGCCTTTGAGCAGGGCAACGGTGTACGAGTCGGTCATTCGAGCGCCCGCCTCAGCTCGGCCGCGATGATCTCGGCTACGGTGTCGGACTCGGCGGTGAGCGGGCCCTCGAGGTATTTCGCGGTGCGGCCTTCGGCGTGCCGCAGGTCGAGCCGCTCGTGCTGGTACACCGCATAGACCGTGTCGTAGGAGACCGCGGCGGTGTAGCCGGACACGCTGGCCACACCCGAGCGTTCGAGCGTGCCCTCTTCGAGCGGCACGACCGCGCGGGAGGCCTGCAGCACGTGCTCGGCGCCGAGCTTGAGGCCGTGCACCGCGGCGCCCTTGGCCTTGTTGTCGACGTGGTCGCCGTTCCAGTGGACGACGGTCCGGATGCTCACGTGCAGTTCACCTCCAGGTGCGAGGGCACCGGCAGCGCCCCGCCGTCGAGGCGGCCGCACACGATGACTTCCGCCTTCCGGTCGCCGAGGTCCACACGGGACTTCGGCGGCGCCACGGTGCCGAGCTGGCACCACACCGTGGTCTCGGAGATCACCTGGTCGCCGTTGGACGCACGCACGAGGCGCCGCTTGTCCTCGCGGTAGCAGCGCACGGTGACGGCCGGCCCGAACCGCGGCCCGTTCGCGCCGCTGCCCTCGTACGGCTCGACGGTCACGGTGTGCGGAAGGAGGAACGAGGGGATCATGCCCACGTGACCACCACTCCCAGGGCGATGCCGACGCCGTCCAGTTCAACGGCGGCCCTCGGCGCGAGCCGTTGAGTGGACGGCGGTGTCGCGGTGCCCGGCTGGCTACGGGCCAGCGTCAGCGATCCGATCGAGACCGTCTGGTACTGGCTGCTGGCGCCTTGCTCGTCGTCACCGCCAGTCAGCCACCACACGGCTTGTGCGCAAGTGGCGTTCCGGAACGCTTGACGGACTGTGGTATCGCTCGGGTAGCCCTCGGCGTCTGCGTCATAGATTGCGGTCTTGGTGGCGCTCAAGACCTCTGCTGACGCGGAGGTGAGCAGCCGCGTGGCCTCCGGATCGTTGGGAATCCTCGTTTTCACGTCAGCCGGTGCGTACTCGACCAGCTCATCGCGAGTGGCGTAGACCAGTGCCACGACTGCTCACCTCCCCTCAGGCGTCCTTGCCGAAGCGCTCGATCAGCTGCGGCTTGGTCAGCGCCGCGGCCTCCGCAGCGTCCACACCGTTGTGGATCGCCCATGCGACCCACTCGTCCTTGGACGCCGCCTGCGTGGGCCGTTTCGGCTCGCTGCCCTCGAGCGAGGCAGGCTCCGGCTCGGACACCAACGACCAGTTGTCGAGGTGATCGAGCCGCACCGACCGCTCGTCGAGGGAAGCCTCGTCGCCGGTGTTTGCGTTCTTGTAGACGTACGGCATGACGCCGCCTCCTTTCTTGCTGTCCACAGGGAACAGCCGGGATCAGGCGACGTCGGCGCCCTTGACGAGCACGGCACGGTTGGCGTCGAGCGTCTTCGTGCCGTACAGACAGTCGATCGAGACGACGTCCTGCTTGAGCTTGATGTCGTAGTCGAAGACCACGCGCAGGCCGAAGCCCTTGTAACTCTGGATCGCGGCGTTCTGCGCGCCTCGGGGCAGCGCCAGCGGCCGGAACACCAGCGCGAACGCGGTGCGGTGGAACGCCACGCCGACCTCGGTGGTGGAGTTGCCCGTGGTCTGGGCGGGCTTGACGATGTTCTGGGTCATGTACGGGTCGAACCCGAACACCCGCCGGCCGAGGTTGGCCTCGCGCAGGCCCTCGGTGTCCCCGCGAGCGTCGGCCCGGTTGAACAGATCATCGCCGGTCCACGCGGCCTTGGTGATCGGCCCGACAGCGAGGCGTCGTTCCGTCATCGGGACGTTCTTCTGGTCGAGCACGCGGCCGGCGTCGATCGCCACTCGCGGGTTGTCCCACTGGTACGCGTTGTCGCCGCCCACGACGCCGACTTCCTGCACGATGTCGTTGCGCAGGGCCAGGACGTCGCGGTCGATCTTCTGGGAGATCGCCTCCATGGCCGGGTTGAGCAGCTGCTCGTTGAAGTCCTCGATCTTGAGCGTGAGGTCTTCGGAGGTGACCGCGAACGAGACGTCGGCGAAGTGGTTGAGCGTGACCGGGAAGCCGGTCTCCGTCGCGTTCTGGATCTCGATCCCGGCGGCCCGGTTGAACTCCTTGGCCTGGAACACGGCCGGCTTGCGGACGGTGATGGTGTCGCCGACCTGGTTGGCGAACTCCGGCTCGTAGTCGCGGTGCACGAGCGGCGCCATGACCGTGGTCTCGTACAGGTTCGCCAGCGCGGCGCGCGCGATGATGTCCGGGGTCAGGAACGTGTTAGCCATGGTGGGTTACTCCTACGGTGCTCCGGAGCGCCACTTCGAGCGCGCTTTCCGGAAGTCGTCTACGGACTGGGGTGCGGACTTGTCCCCGGTCCCGCCGGAGAAGTCGCCGCCCGACTGCCCAGCCGGCGCCTGGCCGGTCTTGAGCTTCGGGTTGTCTTGCACTGCCTTCTTGATCGTCTCGCTCAACTTCGCCGCGAAGTCCTCCGCAGTCGGGTCGAGCTTGTCCAAGGCGGACATGAACGCGCGGCTGTCGGCGAGCGCGTCCGGGTCGGCACCCTGCTTGCTGGCGGTCTTGAACACCGCCAGTTCGACGAGCGCTTGCCGCCTCGAGGAACGCTCGTTGGTCAGCTCCTCGGCGAGTTTGGCCGGGTCCGGCGGCTCGTCCTGCTTCAAGCCGAGCGCCTTGGCGATCGCATCGAGCGTCTGCTGATGCGTCTGCTCGGTCTCTTTCGCCTTGGTGCGGTTGCCAGCCGCTTCAGTGCGCAGGTCGCGGATTTGCTTCTGCGCCCACTCGGGGAGCGAAGCGACGTCGTCCTGCTGCTGCCCTGTGGTGCCGCCCTGCTGCTGGTTCGGCTCCTGGCCGGTCTGCTGCTGCCCCTGCTGTGCGGGCGGTGTTGCTGGCGGCTGCTGGGTACCTTGTGGCGCCTGGCCACTCGGCTCCCCGCCCGTCGGCGCGCCTGGCGCCGGGGACGGTGTAGGTGCCGTCATGATACGTCCTTTCTGGACGGGTTGGTTGGAACCTGTCGATCAGCGCCGCGGCGGATTAGCGCGCGGTGCCGATCTGTTCGCGCTGGCGTTGGCGGAACAGCTGGGTGGGGGCGGTCGCTATGTGATCGCGGATCTCGGTCTGCAGCTCGCGCACGCGCGCCTCGTGTGCGCGTCGTGTCTCGGGGGTGAGCGCGGCCGCGGCTTTGAGCTTCTCCTTGCGCACCTTGCGTTCCAGCGCGCGCAGCTTCTGCCGCGCCTCGTCGCCCTCGGGATCCTCGGTGTGCGTCGGGATCTTCGTGATACCCGGCAGGTAGGCGGAGAGGCTGTGCCTGCAGTTCGGGTGCATCAGTCCCGCGGCGACGGCCTCGGTGACGGATCCGGCGACCTCGACGCGGATCATCCGATCCTGGGTGGCGTGGCGGACCTCGACCGTGCGCCGGCCCCCTGCGCCGAGCCGGTCGAGGATTTTGCCTTCCCACGGGCGGCACCGCACGCATTCCTGCGGCGCGTTCGAGACGATCACCAGGTTGATACCCGCGTCGCCGAGCCGGTCGAGGTTGCCCTGCACCGCCGCCTGCGCCGTCGTGGTCCGGGTGGCCATCTCCACATAGGACGCCAGTTCCCAGTTACGGCCGGCGCGATCAGTGAACCCGGTGATGCCGCGGCCGAGCAGTTGATCCCACGCGCGTTGCGCGGTGCGGAGCCGGGTTTCCTGCCCGACGAGGGTGCCGGTGGCCACGGCGCGGGCGATCACCTCCCGGTAGGCGTCCAGCGGCCACCGCAGGATCCGCACGTGCGTGCCCTGCAGCGTCGAGACGAGCGCGTACACGAGCCGCTGGATCGCGCCGAGCTGCGGGAGCGTCTGGCGCAGCTCGGCGAGCTGGGCGTCGCTGATACCGCCGCGCTTGGCCAGCTCGGCGACCGCGGCCTCGCCGCCGCGCTGGTAGGCCAGGACAACGGCCTGCTCGACGGTGCCGGTGACGTCGCTGACGATGGCCAGCACCATGCGTTGCGCCGCCAGCGACAGCGTGCCGAGCGCGGCGATCTGCCGTTCCGCATCCGCCGGCTCGGCGATCCCGGCGCGCAGCTGGCGGGCAACCGCCTCGGCGAGCCGCATCTCGAGATCGTGGTAGAGCCGTGCGACTGTCTCGGCGATGCTCGCGCTGAGGGTGCGATCGACCGGCATCGGCTATGCGGGCAGCTCGGTTGGCGGGCTGGCAGGTGTGCCCGTGTCGCCGGTGAAGGTGTCCGGGTTGACCACGGGCGCCGAGCCGGTCTCGGCCTTGATCCGGTCGACTTCCTTCGTGACCGCGGGGTCGTCCCAGTCCGGGTGCAGCATCCGGACCTTAGTCTCGATCGATGCCGCCCGTGCCGCGTCGAGGATCTGCAGCGTGCGCGCCTGCGCCTCCGGATCGGGCGTGACCGCGTCGGGGAATTCGATGGTCGGCCGTTCTGGCGTCACCCCGCTGCGGAACACCGCCGCGTCCACTTCGAGCAGCACTTCGAACAGGTCGCCGAGCCCAGGCGTCCAGTACCCGATCTTACGGCCGCGCGTGGTGTAGGACTTCCGCTCCCGGGCGTTGACCTCCGTGGCGGTGACGCCGGCGTCGCCCATCTCGCCGAAGGTCTGCACCGAGTAGCCAGCGCCGCGCACGACCTGAGCGAACAGGTCCGCGGTGGTGCGCTCGTGCTCCTCGACGCGAATCGCGAACTGCACCGGCGTGAGCATCGACGCGCCCGCGCCCTTCTCGGGCATCATGTCCAGCCCGGCGTAGATCTCCTGCTCGGCATCCCACGACGCGCCCTTGCCGGGGCCATTGGACCGCAGGTAAATGCTCGGCACGATCAGCCGCGCCTTGGCCAACCGAAGATCACGCATCCACGACGTCCACGCCTCATCGAACGCGTCCATGATCGGCTCAACCCCGGCGTAGTCGGAGCGGCCGAGCGGCGTTCCCCGAATGATCCGGTGCGGCCGCATGTTCGGCACGTAGACCGCGGTGAGCCGCTTCGCGCCGGTGGCGATGCCGCCCGCCTCGTCGATCTGCTCGGCCCATTGCGCCGTGGCCGGATGATCGACGAGCGGCATCGGCCGGCCGAGCCGGTCGCCGGTGCCCTTGTACAGGCCGTGCAGCACGCGGCCAGGCTCGTGACGTTCGAGATGGCGCCACACATCGGAATCGTCCGGCTCGGACACGACCCTCCAGAACGTGACCGCTGTGAGGTGGCCGGACTGCCACTCCGGCACGGCAGTGTCGGGCAGCAACGCGTCGACGAGCGGGTGATCAGCAACCGCGGTGTTCCAGCCGACACGCAGGAACACACCACCGTAGGCCGCGGCCAGTTCGGCGGCTTCGAGCAGCCGGGCGCGCAGTCCGCCATCGGTGAGCAGCGTGTCTAGGCGATCCTGCGTGCTGCCGTCCCCGATGGCGACCGCGGGCATCTCGCCGAACAGCAGATCGGCCGAGGTCGCCGCGATATCACCGGCGACGGGGATGTGCAGCTTGTTGTTACGCAGCTCGCCACGCGGCGTTGGTGTGCCCCAGAAGAACCGGGCGATCCGGCCGACGAGTCCGCCCGCGTACTGGCTCGGCCGGTCGTAACCCTTGGGGTCCAGACCGGGAAACGCGCCGGTGGCGCCGTAGACGCGGGCCAACTCATCGACGCTGCCCGAGTACCAGGCACCCCACTCGTCGTAGAGCCGGCTCGGCCGGTGGCAGTCGCCCGGCGGCCACTGCATATCGGCGACGGGAAGCGGCATTGGTTCAGGCCCCGGCGTTCTGCCGCTGGCTGATCGCGTCGCCGATCGGGTCGGCGGGCTGGAACACTGCGCGGTTGAGGTGGTAGAACGCGTACTCGAAGTGGGTACGGGCCGAGGCCAGCTGTCGCGGGTCCAGCGGCACGCCTTCGCCGAGGTACCAGCGGATGAACTCCGCCGTCCGGTTCTCGAAGTTCTTGACCCGGTTCACAACGCTGAGCGCTTCGGGCGTCTGCTTGCGGTAGCCGCTGACGTTCTGGCTGCCCGTGTCGATCTTCTCGTCGGTCATGCTGCTCGTGCCTCCTGTACGTGTGGGCGCCAGAGCGCCTCGGTGGTGTGGACGACGTAGCGGCCGGCGTCGAGCGAGTGGTCGGCCACCTTGATCGGCGCGTCCTCGCCGCGCTCGGCCTTGTCTGGGTCCCAGCTGTAGCCGCCGATCTCGTCGAGCCAGCCCCCGCAGGACTTGTGCACCTTGAGCAGGTCGCGGGCGAGCAGCGACGAAACGGTGCGGATGCCGTCGAGCACACTGTTGTCGGCAAGCGTCGGCGTCAGCCCGTCGCGGTAGAGCTGCTGAATGAACGACGCGGCCGACGGGTCGACGACCGTCCATTCCGGATGGATTCCGTGCACGTTCGGCGCGTGCGGTCGTGGCAGGTCGTCGAGCCATCCGCGCAGCCGTTCGCTGTACTCGTGATCCGTGAGTGCCCGGCGCCGTTCCTTCGAGTCCCAGCGCCATTCGTGGGTGAGGTAGAGGCGCCGCGCCCCGTCGAACTCTGGGGCACCCATCCCGAGGAGGAGCGCGGCGAAGGGGTTGGTAGTTCCATAGTCCACGCCCATCCCGACCCATCGCTCGATCGGTGGCAGCACGTCGATGACGTGCCGGGCCGGGTCCCACATCTCGTACACCGCGCCCTCGGCGAGGCACCACTGCCCCTCGATAAACCGCCGGTACCACAGGCCGACGTACTCGCGCTTGAGGCTCTCGACGTAGGCCGGGTCGAGGTGCGGGTTGTCGTCGAGCGTGAACGTCCACGTGGCGAGGCGGAGCTCGGCGGCGCGGAGCAAGAAGTTCTTACGCAGCCAGTGCGCCGGCCCGTCCGGGTTGGTCGTGGCCAACAGTTGCGCGCCCGGCGGGGAGAGCCGCGCGAGAATCTGGTTCCACACCGCCTCGGGGATCAGCGTGGCCTCATCGACGTAGGCGAGGTAGACGGTGGCGCCGCGGAACTTTCCCTCGGCGCCCTTGTCGTTGGCGCCGAGCAGGTGCACGGTGCGGCCGAGGATGACCGCGGTGTTCGAGCCGCGCGTGTGGTGGACCGCGCCGGCGACCGGGCCGAAGATCGCCGAGTCCTGCAGCGGGTCGATGATGTTGCGCTCGATCGTTTGCAGCGTCTTGCCCGCGATGACGATCAAGCCCGAGCGTGGCGCGGCCGCGACCCGGATGAGGAACGCCAACAACGATCCGATGGTCTTGCCGGACCGCACAGCGCCGGTCCACACGCACAGCCGGGCCGAGGCCGATTCGACGATCGATCGGATCTGCTTCGGGCTGACGAGCTGCGTGACCCGGGCGAGGTCAATCGCCGCCATCGCTGGCGGCCTCGTCGGATGGCTGCAGCTGCTCGTAGGCGACCTGCAGGCCGGCGGCCAGGGCGCCGAGCATGCTCTTGGCTCCGTCGTCGCCGGTGTCGGCGTCGTGCAGGTCGAGCCGCATGCTCGTGCTCGCCGCGGTGCCGGCTGCCTGCATCAGCTTGAGCTTGTCGGCCGGGCTCGGCTCGGGCTGGGTCCAGCGGGCCTCGGTGAAGTCCTTGCCGCCGTGGTCGATGTACTCGTGCGGCTGCCACAACTGCGCGCGCAGACGCTCCGCGTCGGAGAGCAGATCGAGCGTCAGCCGTGCACGCCGGGCGCGAGCGTCGGCGACCTTCGCCTCAGTGGCGGCCTTCACCGCGGTGCGGTCGAACGACAAGCCGAGCTTGCCCGCGGCCTTGCTGATCGTTGAGCCGGAGCGGCCGAGCTGCTTGGCGATGTCGTTGCGGGTTGCACCGGCGGCGTGCAGGTCGCGGATGCGCGTGAGTTCGTTGTCGGTGAGCGGGCCGGCGGCCATGGTGACCACCTCCCGCCCATGAGAAACCCCCAGCGCCGAAGGGGTCGCGCTGGGGGCTGGTCTGCGGGCATAGCTCTGCCCTCACATAGCGTCACATTGGTCTTGACCTGCTGTCAAGCTGGCGCGCTGGTGATCGTCGTCGCGGCGTTCGAGGTAGGCGAGGATCTCGGCGAGGTCGTAGCCGCCGGCACCGCGGGTGATGTGGCCGCGGTACACCCAGTTGCGCAGCGCCCCCGCGCTCACGCGGAAGCGCTCGTCGCCGGTGCGGTCAGCCTCGGCGTGCAGCAGGAGCAGCACGTCCGAGGCGCGAACCCGCTTCACGCCGCCGCCTCCTGCGCCACGCCGAGGCGCACGAGGTCCAGGCCCTCGTACTCGCGCGAGCACGCCGCGCAGCGGGCGACGCTCACGCGCTGCTGGCCGCGCCATGCGTTGCGCCAGAACACGAAGCCACCGCAGAGCACTTCGAGGCAGGCGCCGAGCGAGTCGGGGACATCATGGGCAAGCGCGCGGCACTGCGCGTGCAGCTCGGCGATGTCGTCGACGAGCTCGTCGAACCAGTGCTGTTCGCTGCACCACTGCACGGCGCTGATCACGTACCCGAGCCCCCACGCGCCCGGCTGGCCCGTGTGTCCGCGCTCGTCGGCGAGCGCCTCGGATAGCCCGTCGATCGCGAGCGGGATCGAGCGCACCCAGCTCGTCTCCCGGTCCGGGTGCAGCGTGGTGGGCTCGCCGCCCGGGTACGCGCGCGGGTCGAGGGCGACGAGTACGTCATCACGCGCCGGTGTGCGGCTGGCGTAGCCGGGTGCGCCGCGGCCGCCGCCGGCGCACAGCGGCTCGACCATGGCGGGCAGCAGGTGCCAGTAGGCGCCGATCTCGCGCAACTGGCGCACGGTGCGGTTGACGCAGTCCTGGCAACCGAACCGGATGCCGGACTCGTTGCGGTTGCAGGCGACGCACTTCATCCGAAGATCCGTTCGATGGCGCGGGCGAGGAACCCTTTCGCAGGTGGCTGGTCGAACCCGACCGGTTCGCCGTACTCGAGTTCAGGCAGCGGTAGGCCGGCGGCGATGGCCGCGATCGGGTCGGGCGGGTTGGTCTTGACCACGGGCGCCGGGATTGGGATCTCGTGCGCGATGGGGCGGAGCGGGATCGGGCCGGCGCCGTACCGCTGGGTTCGGGCGGCTCGCGCGCATGCGCGGGTGTGGTAGGGCCCGTCGAGCCAGGGCAGCACGGTGTGCGGGCAGCCGGGCCGGGCGCAGGGCGTGGGGCTCTCAGCCACGCTCGGCCTCCTCGGCGTCGCCGCTCTCACCGGCAGGACGGGCCAGGCATGCCCGGATCTGCCGCGTGCTGACGTGCTCGGCGTGACCGCAGTCTCCGGACAGCGCGGTGAGCACGCGCTGCATGGTTTCGGTGGCGTTGCGCCACTGGCTGGCGGAGGCTTCGGCGGCGGCCAGCTTCTGGCTGAGGTCGGCCAGTGCGGGTGCGATGACGGCCACGGCGGCATCGACGAACGAGTCGGACTCCT